AGAGATATTTTTATATACCTTTGAGAAACTTCTAATTTAAATGATATGATTAACAATTATGACCAGTGGCTGTCCAGAGAGACTGAGCGCCACATGAAAGACGATGAGTACACTTGTCCAGAGTGTGATAGACCAGTAGAAAAAGATGGAGAGTACTGCTCCAGTAACTGCTTTGATGCCAGCATGCGATGAGACCAGTAGTATCTTTCATAGCACACGAGACAGATGCAGTAGAGATCATGGAGGCTCTAGATCTACATGATATAGTCTACATTGAGCATGAGGACATTTTTTATGCTTTGTACATTAATGGCGATGATGGAGTGATAGAGAAACGCTACAGGATCGATGGTCACTACACTTCACTAAATGTCTATAAAGGGAGGCTACAGTTTGCATACGCCATCTACAGAATAATGAAAGCAGCCAAATACGAGTAAGCCTCTAGACAAGTAGCTGATTTTTAGTTATTTTAGAGGCATGACATCTAACCAATTTGGCTGTCTAGGCGAATATAAGTTTGCTCTAGAGTGCATGTCCAGAGGATATGATGTGTCTATGCCTCTTAGACACACTAGTCACTATGATCTTATAGTGGATGTAAACAATCAGCTCTACAAAATACAGGTCAAATCTCATAGTGGAATAGATGAGGGTAATAGATCTACTGTAAAATTTATACTAATCTCAAGTGCTAAAAATAGAGCCTACCTGAAAAGTGATGTAGATTATTTTGCACTGTACTCTGTACATTTTGATGGTTTCTTTATTATACACTACAGCATAATAGGAGATATGACTACTGTGAGAGCTAGCAAGGATAACAAGTATGGGATCTACCTAAACGACTACAGTTTCACACAGCACACTACACTATAAGCGCTATCAGAGGAGGTGGCGCTTTTTTAGTACCTTTGTTTTAAATCTTTTGACATGAAAGTCCAAATATTAAAACAGGTATTTAATGGCCAAAGGCTACTCAGAGAAGGCGAGATCATCACGATCATCGACAAGACTGCAAAGCAATACATCCAGAAAGGCATCGCTAAAGAAGTTAAAGAAGCGCCTGTCAAAAAGGAGCAGAAGCCAGCTGAAACCAAAGAGAATAAAGCAGTATCAAAAAGAGTAACTAAAAAGAGCTAAGCAATGCCAGAGATGCTAATTAACTCAGTAGTAGGATCAGAGCCTTTGACTGAGACAGATTTTAAAAACTACATCAGGATCGACACTGATGCAGATGATGGTCTGCTAGAGAATATGATCGTGACAGCCAGAGAGTGGTGTGAAATGTACCTAAGCTCTGATATCGTACCTAAGTCTAGAACTTACTACCAAGAAGATGTAGAATATGGAGAGGTCATTGATCTACCTTTTGGCGATGTATCATCTATCAGCTCAGTTACAGCTGAGGGATCTGCTGTAGGATATACTGCAAAAGGAGTAGGATCAAATAGACTGATCTTAAATAGTACTCCAGCAAAGGATGTAAAGATCACATACACTACAGCTGGATTAAATAACCAAGTGATCAAAAGCGCTCTCAAAATGTTTGTCTCTACACTTTACGATAATAGAGCATCATTTGTGACTGGTACTATCGTGACAGAAGTACCTTTAAATATCCAGAGTATTTTAGATCCTTATAAACAGATATACATCTAAATGCAAGCTGGAAAACTAAATAAAAGAGTCAGAGTATATCGTCAAACCAGTACCAGTGATGGATATGGTGGAGTGACTGAGTCTACTCTGATTTTAAATTCGACAATATGGGTACAGAAAAAGGAGCTGAAAAGCGAAATAGTAGACCAAGACAGGGGACAAAAAAGAGTAGTACAGCTGGAGCTGATAGTAAGAAAAAAAACAGCAGACAGTCTACAAATAGACACAGATCTACTGGAACTAGAAAGCCAGTCAGGAAAGTACAGGATAAACGCCATAGAGGAGTACGATCAGGATTTTTACAGCTTAGTAAAGTGTACAAAGCATGGAAATTAGAATCAATCCTAAAGACAGTAAAGATCTGGCTAAAAAGTTTAGGCAACTGCTTAAAGTGGATAGCAAAGAAGCTCACAGAATACTTAACGAGGAGTCTCGTGCAATTTCGAGCAATGCTCAGAAAGATTCGCCAATAGATACAGGTAATCTAAGGCGTAATATAGGATATGATTATCAGCGCCAGAATAAAGAGGCTATCATCTATGCTAAAGCTCCATACTCTGGATATCTAGAATATGGTACACGCTTTCAGCCAGCACAGCCTTATTTTGAGCCTAATGTCAATAAAGGAATTAAAAGGATCATCAGACGATTTGAAATCGCTTTAAAAAACGCAATTAAATGAAAGAGCCAGCTCATCATCTTAGAAAGGCGATAATAGACGATCTCTCTGGAGTAATACAGTTAGATGGATCTAATGTCCAGATCTATAATAAAGTGCCTCTAAACGCATCTGAGCCTTTTATAAAGGTATATACTGTAAGCTCTGGAGAGTCAGAGTTTAATCGTAATAGTAAAATGGTAGACACTGTGATCAGGATCGAGTGTGTTACCTCGTATGACTCTGGAGCTGGAGGTGAGCTGCAAGTTAATCAGCTAGTGTCTCAAGTATATGACAGGATCAGAGTATCGCCAGACAATTACTTTGATCTAAGTGCTGAGGGACTAGAGATCTATTCAATGCTTATAGGACAGACCACATACCTAGAGGAGTATACTAATGGCAAGACATACTACAGAGCTGTGATCAGTGTAGAAATTAAAACAAATGAGCAATGACATACATAAGTAAACACATCAGCTGGGATGAGGCAACTAGATCTCAGACAGCAGAGGAGCAAGGTATTGACAATATGCCTAATACAGAGCAGTTAAAGCACATGAGAGTGCTAGCTCGTAATGTATTTGAGCCTCTTAGAGAATGGGCTGGAGAGCCTATCAGAGTTAATAGCTTTTTTAGATCTGAGGCGCTTAATAATGCTATAGGTGGATCACATCGATCACTGCACATGCGAGGCAGCGCTATTGACATTGATGCTCTAGGATCTAAGACTAATGCTGATCTATTTCACTATATCAGAGAAAATCTGGATTTTGATCAACTGATCTGGGAGTTTGGCGATGATAACAATCCTGACTGGATTCATGTGAGCTACATTAACTGTAGTCAGAATAGACAGGAAATGCTACAGGCATACAAAGACAAAAAAGGTAGGACTAAGTATAAATTTTACGAGGTCACAGGATATGACTCTTTAATTTCTGACGATGTTTAAGGTACTTTCTAAATTATTTGGCGCTACAGGTGGAGCTGTGGCTGAAAAGATAGGAGGCTTAGTAGATAAGTTTGTCCAGACTAAAGACGAAAAAGCTCAGTTTGAGAAAGAGATGGAGATGATATTTCAGGAGCATGAGCTGTCTCTGGAAAAGGAGATCACTAACAGGCATAAGGCTGATATGGCCTCTGACTCATGGCTGTCTAAAAACATCAGACCTATGATCACACTTTTTGCTCTGGGGATCTATACAATCTTTGCGATCACTGATGGAAATATTAAAGGATTTAACATCGCTAATCAATATGTAGAGCTGATGGGACAGATCTTATCTTATGCGCTGGGATTCTACTTTACATCTAGGGGACTAGAGAAAGTGGCGAGTATCGTAAAAAAGAAATAGAGTAACTTTGTTAAAGCAAAAATCGAGTAAATAGTGGCTGCTACTTATAACATACCAACACAGTACAATGGTGATACATTTGAGATCATCGACTTTAAATTCTTTGAGGGATCAGCAGAATCTGGCAATGAGCTAGATCTAACTACTGGAGTCCCAAAAATGCAAGTTAGGAGAGGATCTGTGACTGGTGAAATAGTACAGACATTTACTATAGGCGATGGGCTAGAGTGGGTAGATCAGGATGCTGGACATTTTAGAACTACTGAATTTTTGATCACATGGGGTGGTGGTACTTATTACTATGATCTCCAGATCACATACACAGCTACTCTAGTTAAGACTTATGTAAAAGGATCAATAGTAGTAGAGGAGGATGTAACTGATTAATGGCGAGTATTGTAAACATAGTAGATAGTACCAGTGCAGTTACACTAAATGTAGTAGAGACCTTAAATGGGCCTACAGTTAATGTAGCAGAGCAGACAGGCCCTACAGTCAATGTAGTACTGTCTGGAGGTTTACTAAATAGAGATTTAAATTATGTGCATAATCAACTCGCAGCGAGCAGCTCATGGGACATCACTCATGATCTGAATAAGTTTCCAGCTGTATCTGTAGTAGATAGCTCTGGTAATATCGTGATAGGTGATGTGCAGCATATAACTAATAAAAGAGTAATTATAACATTTAACGCCTCATTTAGTGGCAAAGCATATTTTAATTAAACGCTATGGCTAAGTACTTATCACACATTGATCTAAATCAGAATCAGCTCCAAAATGCAGTAGTGCATCCTCTAGGATCAGCGCCATCTACTCCAGTAGAGGGACAGATTTATTTTAACTCTACAGCTGGAAATAAAAAACTATATGTATATAATGGATCTGCATGGACAGATCTAGCTGGTGTATACTCGATCCTCAATGGAGATGGTATATCAGTATCTGGATCATCTGGAGAGGTTACTATTTCAGTAAATGCCTCAGCTAGTTTCTTTGAGTTTGATAGTGGATCTCTTTCGATCAAAGCTGGATCAATAGGCGCTACTGAGTTAGCCTCTACAACTGTTACAGCTGGATCTTATGGATCTGCAAGTGCCATCCCTACCTTTACAGTAGATGCTGATGGGCGTTTAACAGCTGCTGGATCAGAGGCGATCTCACTAGATAAGACTTTAGATATCGCTGCTGATGCTGGTACTGATGATGGTGTGTTATTAGGAACTGATACTCTTACTATAGCTGGAGGTACTAACATTAATACATCTGTCTCTGGAGACACGATCACAGTTAATCTAGATGCTAGTCCTACTATTGGTGGAGATCTAGTAGTAGAGGGTGATCTTACAGTATCTGGTACAACTACTACAGTAAACACTGAGACGATCAATTTAGCTGATAATATTATCACACTTAACTCTAATGAGGCTGGTACTCCATCAGAGGATGCTGGTATCGAGGTAGAGCGTGGTACATCTACTAATGTTTCTGTGATCTGGGATGAGTCTGCTGATCGCTGGTCATTTACTAATGATGGATCTACTTTCTATAATATCCCTTTACCTAGTGAGTATGATACCTCAGCATCTCGTGAGCATGCTGCTACTATTTCAGATACTGCTACTGTTACTCATAACTTAGGATCTAGAGATGTGATGGTGCAGCTTTTTGATTCAGTTACTTATGAGACAGTATTTGCTGATGTAGAGCGTACAACTACTAACGCTGTAGATGTTACCTTTGCTAGTACTCCAGACAATGATGTCTGATCAGCAAAATTGGATAACATATAAAATAGCGACATGGCGAATAAATTTCTAAATGGTATTGATACTACATCACTTAGTGTCAATAGCCAGTACTCCCTACCTACAAGTGATGGATCTAATAAGCAAGTACTACAGACAGATGGTAATGGAAATGTTACCTTTTCAGATGTAGATCTAGTGGGCGCACAGGCTCACTATGTTTATTATGAAGTAAAAAACAGCACAGGATCTACAATCCCTAAAGGTGCTGGAGTAATGGCTGTAGGTACAGATGGGAACTCTGGACACATTTTAGTATCGCCAATGGTAGCAGATGGCACTGTAGAGCCTAAATACTTTATGGGTGTCACTGCTGATGCTATAGGTAATGGGCAGACTGGTGAGGTGATACACTTTGGTATGCTCACTGGTTTTGATACTTCTGGATTTACTGATGGCGATGTTTTATACTGTGATCCAGCTAATGATGGTGATTTTGTTACCTCAGAGCCAGCTGGGCCTAATCTTAAATTAGCTATCGCCTTTGTAGTAAGCGCTGCAATAAATGGTAAGATCTTTATAAGAGTACAAGGTAATGAGGGATTACATGAGCTGCATGATGTAAATATAAGCTCACAAGCTGATGGCGATCTACTACAGTGGAACGCTACCTCTGGAGTATGGGAAAACAAAACACTAGCCAGTATAGCTGACTCACGCTATGTCAATGTCTCTGGAGATACTATGACTGGTACTTTAAGTATATCAAATACATATCCCAGAATTAATCTAAATGACACTGATAATAATGATGACTGGTCAATCATTAACGCTAATGGAACTTTTGAGATATACAATCAGACTGATGATGTCAGGCCTTTACAAATAGATAACAGTAATGACGCTTTTTTTGGTGGAGATATTACTGTAAGAAGTATAAAAATGACCAGTTTTGGAAGTGGCAACACAGATATTACTGGACTTCTATCTGGATCTACATTTGGATCTATAATTCAAGCTCCAGAGGCTGGTCACTTAGTAATAGGTCTCAGAGAAAATGATGCGCCAGACTCTTTCGCTATCATGTCTGGTGGTAATAACTATAATACAGATGGAACTTATGATAAGTTATTAGCTAGATTTAGAGCAGATGGTATAATTAGTCTAGGTGGTAATACTACAGTCAGTGGTAATATAACAGCTAACTCACTTATTAAATCTGGTGGCACTAGCTCTCAATTTTTAAAAGCAGATGGATCAGTAGATTCAAGCACATATTTAACATCTTACGATATAACTACTCAAACAGATCCAAAGTATGTAAGATCAGACATTGATGATACTGCTGCTGGTAGACTAACATCTACTCACACTGCTACTGGGACTGATGGATCTATTAATCTTACTGGTGGAGCTTATTGGTACATGTATGGCTTTGGATCTAGAGGAGCTAGCTCTGGATCTTATGGTATAGGACTTACTAGCGACATAGCAAATAGAACGCTATCAATTCATGTACCTAATCACGCAGCCTATGGATCTACTGGATCAGTACCTAAAATTGGATTTTATTCAAATGGAGCTGTAGAGATTTTTAGTGTACAGTCTGATTCTGGTAATACTTATGTAAGAGGTTTACTTACAACTAGTGGTATTAGTAGTGTTGGCGACATTACTTTTGGAGGCACAGCTACTACTACTAATCAAGACAGAGGTATTTACTGGACTGCATTTGATAAAGAGGGTACTACAGATTATAGCGATACAGCTCACATACGACATACTACTAACACAGGTGGCCTCTCTGGATCTGTTCTAGAGATTAAGTCACACAACGATGCTGGTGATGGTGTAGCATTTACTACTAACTCCAATACAGGTCTTAAGCATAATAGTCATACTATCTGGACAGCTGGAAACGATGGATCTGGATCTGGTTTAGATGCTGACCTATTAGATGGTAATCACGCCTCAGCATTTGCTACAACTGGACACACACATGATGACAGATACTTTAGACGATATAGTGGATCTGTCTCTGGAGTAGATAATACAGGATATACTACAGCCTTTACTGTAGATGGAGGTAATCTAGCATCCAGTATTAGATTCTCTGTACAGGGTACTACTGGAAATGTAGTAGTATCTAATCTGATAGATTTAGTGGTTAATCACTCTCAGGATATTATGATTAAGTCTCACTCTGGGGTGTACACTGTGCTGACTGTAAAGGTAGTATCTGATAATAATGAGGATTTTGCTGTAGAGCTTAAAACAAATAGCGCCAATGCTGTGACTCTTTATATTGAAGTTTTAGCTTATGGTGATGAGTCTGTAACATTTACAAGCTCACATAGCTACACTGGATCTACTTTAGAGCATACATGCACAGCTGGATTTTCTCATAATGGTAGAGGTGGAGATACAGGAACTATTAGAACTCAAGGCGAAATTATATCAGCAGATGACATCAGAGGACTGAGCTTTGTTAAGTCTGGAGGTACATCAAGTCAATTTCTTAAAGCTGATGGATCTGTAGATTCTAATACTTATCTTATAAAGGATTCAAATCAGTCTACTTCTGGCAATTTTTCTGCTCAAAATATCACAGCTAATGGATATCTACAGAGCTTTGGTTTGTTGTATACTAGAAGTCATTTACAGGTTTTAAACTCTGCTGGAAATGGATGGAATCAGTGGGCAACTAGAACATCAGGAGGTAACTATGATTTAAATGTAAATAGTATTTACTCTGGTGGTAACTTGACTACAGCTGGAAATCTTACAGTAACAGGTGGCCTATATGTAGAGGGAGCTACTCAGTCATATACTTTAAATAGATATTATTTTGGTGGATCTGGAGATCAAGATAAATTCTATCCTTTTGTGATTTTTGCTAGAGCCAATCCTTTTGGAACTGTAAATTTCACGATAGAGCAGACTTCTCAAGGTGGAGCTGATCCATACAATTTTAACTGTCTTAAAGGATTTGCTAGAGGTCAAGGATGGTCAGATGGCCAGAGACAGTGGGATTTTACTCTGTCAGCTTATCAATCTAGTGAGATACAGGTTTTAGGAGTATATAGAGGTACTGCATCTAGTAATGTTATTATCGTGTACCTAAGAGGTGGAGAGAATTATAATATTATCACTGATGGTCGAGCTGTTAGGTATGGGTCTGGATACAATGTAGGTACATCTAGCGCGTACAATACTGTGGCAATGATTAAAGATGCTAATGGTAACGATGTGGCTGGACAAACTGATACATCGCAGCGTTTAAGTGCTATTGCAAATACTCTAAGTGGTGGCGTAGGTAGGTATTATTCACACGAGTCTACTAAATTTAAGAGTGGTGCTAGTTTTGCTGGTGCTGTAGGTTTTGATCAAAGGATTCATGTAGCTGGATCTGACTGGAATGGTGGAGGTACTGAGGGTAATCGTACTGATCTAGCTATGACGATACCAGAGAATAAATTTATCTACACTCTAGATGGATCTAATGTCAGAAAATTAATAGGTAAGTCTGGTGATTTTATTTCTATAGGAGAGTCTGGTACTTCACTTATTGATGGTATAAACTATTTCTCTGGAACTGCTTGTGATCATAGATGGTACAGTAATTCATCTATAGCCATGAATTTATCTAATAGTGGCTTGAGTATAAATACTACAGGAGGTAACTCTTTAAGGGTGACAGGAGCTGGATCAAACTCAGCTCAGATTTATGCTACTGGCGCTAATTATGGTATGAGGATCGATGGTGTTAGTAATAATAATGTCTATTATTTGATGTTTCTAAAATCACCTAGCTATGATGTATTTATGGTTAAGCCTGATGGTAAGGTTGGCATTAATCGAACAAATCCATTATACCCACTTCATGTCGAAGGAATAGTTACAGCTGGTGATACTTCCAGTACTGGATCTGCTAATAGAACTGGAATATCAAATCAAGAATGTTTTGAGGCTAGATCAACTAGCGCTGGGTTAGATCCAGCTATTAGTTTCCATAAAGAGGGAGTGTATACAATGTATATGCAGGGTAGTAATTCCCCAAGAGGATTACGAGTATTATCACCAAGTAGTGAAACAATAGCTGGTCTATATGTGCAAGGTGATGTAGTAGCATACTACTCAGACATGCGCCTTAAAACTAAGCTAGGTGACATAAAAAATCCTGTAGATAAGATTAAAGCGCTTAATGGTTTCTACTATGAGCCTAATGAAAAAGCTCAAGAGTATGGCTATGAGAAAGAGCGTAGAATAGGTCTATCAGCTCAGGATGTTAAGGAAGTGATCCCAGAGGCAGTACATGATGCTCCTATGGGTGATGGTTACATGGCTGTAGATTACGCTAAGCTAGTACCAGTATTAGTAGAAGCGATCAAAGAGCAGCAGAAACAAATTGACGAACTAAAAGCGATGATCTATGGCTCTACCAACTAGTGGACAGTTAAAGCTTTTTTGGTGTGGCAAAGAGGTAGTAATAGGAGATTATACTGCTGCAATACCAGACTCGACTGTGCTATTAGAGTTTCCTAATGGAATCAGTCTTACAGAAATCAGTACTGGTACTGGAGCTGCATCTGATGATCCTATTAATCAGCTAAGTCAAAGTAAACCAGATGGATCTACTCCTCATGCTATGTCTGAGTTTAGAGGCTATAATGATCAAGCAAGTGCATGGTTTACCAATTTCGAACCTTTTAATTTATTTAATTACAAAGTATATGATGTAAGTCCTAATGGTAATGGATCTGGTATAGGTGAGCCTAATAATATAGGATTTGATGTTAGATTTAATGGGGATGGTAATTCTGGATTTGGTTTCTGGGAAATGGGTAGCGAAGGTGTTTATAATATAGAGGCTTTTGTTATAGAGGCGACAGATTTAAATGATAATATTGTACCTATAGATACTATAAGGCTCTATCAAGGAACATCTGAAACTGCTTTCCCATACACACAAAGAGCAAGCTCTGGGATGACTGGTACTATAAATGGCATACCATGTTTAGCTGAGATAAGCGCTCAACTAAATACAGCAAATGGGCGATATATCTTTGTACAAATTGACAAGGAAGATGGATCAGAGAGTACTGTGTACAAGGCTCGTATCTTACTATTTAGATCTCAATAATAAATACTTAACTTTGTAAAAAATAAACAAATGGCGAACACTTATCACTGGTATATTGATTCAGTAGACTGTCATGTTAATAAAGATGGTTTAGAAAATGTTATCTATCAAATACATTATAGATACATTGCCAAAGACGAAAATGATAATACAGCATTTCATGTAGGTATACATGATGTATCTGATCCAGATCCAGAAAATTTTGTAGCATTTGAGGATCTTAGGGCTGCTGATGTTATATCATGGCTAGAGTCAGATTTAGATATTGTACCTATGCAAAATAATCTAGATCAGCAAGTAGATCGAATAGTAAATCCCATAGTAGTCTCTAAAAGACTAATAGTAGATCCAGAGCCAGAAGCTCCAGCTACTGAGGAAACAGTATAATTTAAATCTATATATAATGTCACAAGGGAAACTACAAGAGAGTGAATTAGAAGCGCTCAAAGAACAAGAGCAAAAAGGATCAGCACTAATCAATGAGCTGGCCAATGTAAAACTAGCAGAGTCAGACATCATGGATGCTCTAAAAGCCTTAAAGGTAGAGCGCCAGAAATTATTTGATGATCTTAAAGAAAAGTATGGGCCTATTAATATCAATCTAGCTGATGGATCATACGAAGTAGACGAAGCTCCAGAAGTAGAAGTAGAAGAAGCCTAATGAAACTCAGAGATCTCAGACCTATTGTAATATACTCAGATAAGATCTTAGATGGTCTTTCATGGTTTATGAAGATAGGAGGGATCGCACTCTTTCCATATATCATACTCAGAGAGAAGTATGAGAACAGCTCAGAGGACTTCTGGCGAACTAGAAACAGAAAGGTCATCAATCACGAGTCAATTCATTTCCAGCAAGCTCTGGAGCTGTTAGTGATCCCTTTCTATATTTTGTATCTGCTAGAGTGGTTTGTCAAGCTGTTTATATATGGTGGCAAAGCCTATGAAAATATCTCATTTGAGAGGGAGGCTTATGGTAATGATGGCGATCTAAACTACCTGAGTACCAGAAAGCGATACGCATGGTTTAAGATGATCCTGAAATAGCTATAGGTTTTCTATTAGAAAACTTTTTAAAGGTGTCCTAATGGATGCCTTTTTTTATTGGGTGCTGAAAGTGAGGCGAATAGTAAAAATCACGATTTAGTATCTTTGTAGATATAATACAACAAGCTATCAATGGCACACGAAATAAGCGAAAACACAAAGCTCACTCTAGATTTAAAAACTATCGCCATAGTCATAGGAGGTGTGGCCTCATTGATTTTAATGTATACTACACTACAAAAAGATATCGAGCTGGCTAAGGAGCTACCTAAACCAGAGATCTCTCGTACTGAGTATGATCTAAAGGATGAGCTGGTCAGAGAGACTATAATGAATACTCAAAAGAAAGTAGATGAGATAGGATCTAAACTCGACAAGATCGAGGAGCGCCTATTTAAAATCAGCACAGATAAATGAGAGCGCTAGTTTTTCTATTTTGGTTACTGTCAATGATTAAAATATATGGTCAAGGCATTGCTGTGATTCAAGTCAATGCAGAGTGGAATATGAGAAACTCAATAGATCTAAATGGACTTAAAGGAGCTAGAGTGCAGTTTGCTTATTTAAACGAGCAGCCAGAAGCTCTGAAAGAAAGGATCAAAGCTGTACCAGCGATCTGGGTATTTAAAGATGGCCAAATGATCAAGTACTGGGAAGCTGACATTTCATTTAAATTAAGAGTCAGGAGAGAGGATATACAGGAGTATATAGACTCGATCAAAGACTAAATTTTATAGTAGTATATTTGTAAAGTAAAAACATAATAACATGGCATCTAGCGTATTTAATGGTACTAACCTTTTAGTCAAAATCGATGGCACAGCTGTAGGTCACACTACATCATGTGAGATCTCACTTTCTGTAGACATGCCAGAGGCTACCTCTAAAGACTCGTCAGGTTTCCAAGAGGTGATCGCTGGAGTTATCTCTGGATCTATCTCTTTTGATGGTCTAGTAGACTACACTGATACTAATGACAATGTAGATGATCTAGCGACTGCTTTATTAGGGCGCACTTCTATTGAGGCTGTATTTGGTACAGCTGTATCTGGAGATCAGATCTACACTGCTGATGGATTTATCAGCGAGCTGTCTGTATCTGGAGACATGGAAGCTGCTGCTACTTACTCAGGGACTATCACATTGACTGGCCCTATCGTAGCATCGACTAACGCATAAGGAATACAACTGATACCTCATCTGGATCTACTGGGTGAGGTGTCTCTTATTTATACATAATGGCAAACAAGAAACGAGGGTACATTTCAGTGAAGCTGGGAGGGAAACAGCGCACTCTACACTTTTCTATGAACTTCTGGGCAGCCTTAACTGAGGATCTAAACATCAGACTAGATGAGTTAGGATCACTATTTCAGGATGGCGTGTCTTTAAATGCAGTCAGATCTATCGTGTATTGTGGTCTGCTCGCCTATGATCAAGAGGAGGGCAATGAGATCGAATACAATAAGTTTAAGGTAGGATCATGGCTAGAGGATCTGGATTCAGATGGACTAAATAAGATCATCATGGCTATGGGCGAATCTCGCATATTAGGCAATGATCTAAATATGGGAATCGAACGAAATCCAGAGACTGAGGGAAAGTAGAAAAGCCTCTCACATGGGATGATCTACTAGACTACTACATAGGTCAGATAGGGATCGATCCAGACAAATTCTGGAGATACACATGGAGTGAAAATCAGAGGCTAGGGGAGGCTCATGCCATACGCCTCAATATGGAATGGGAACAGACTCGATTTGTTTCCACAATGCTGTATAATGTCAATACTTCTAAGAAGCAGCATTTAATTAAGCCTCACGAGCTTTTTTCTCTACCACAAGACAAAATACATAAGAAGCGCAAAGATGTGCCTAAATCGACTAGAGAGCAATATGAGGCCTTTCTGGATAAGGCAAATAGTGCCAAATTCGAAAAGTCCTAAATGGTTACCTTTGTAGTAAATCTCAATACATGGCTGACACTAATCTAAGAGTCATCATATCTGCTGAACTTAAGAAGTTTGAGCGAGCGATGTCTAAAGCTGAGAAAAGGCTTGACTCATTTGGTAATAATCTAGGAAAAATTGGAGCTGGACTAACAGCATCAATTTCTGTACCTATAGGTCTAGCTGGTGCTAAAGCTCTTAAGACTGCTGCTCAGTTTGAAAAGTTACAGATGCAGCTCAATGTACTTGAGGGATCTGCTGCTAAAGGAGCTAAATCTTTTGAGCGCCTTGTTAAGTTTTCTGCTGCTACTCCTTTCCAGTTAGATGAGCTGGTAAAAGCTAATAACACTTTACTGGGATTTGGAGTAAGCTCTGAGACAGCCTTTGACTCTCTTAAAGCTATTGGTGATATCGCTGCTATCTCTGGAGGGGATATGCAAGGAATCACTGTAGCATTTGGTCAGGCTGCTGCTGCTGGTAGATTAATGGGACAGGATTTGCTCCAGTTAGTAAATAATGGAGTGCCTATCATTGATCTATTAGCTGAGTCTATGGGTGTGGCCAAGAACGAGATCAAAGACATGGTATCTCAGGGAGCTGTGACTTTTGATGTACTTCTAAAGGCATTTAAAGATGCGACATCTGATGGTGGAAAATTTGAGGGTGGTATGCAGAAGCTTTCAAAGACACTATCTGGTCTAGCCAGTACACTACAGGATAATGTAAATATCGCATTTGCTGAGCTAGGTAAAGCTCTAGTAGAGGACTATGATCTGATCAATAACACTGAGAGACTTACTGAAAATATCCAGAAGATCACAGAGGGATTTAAGGAAATGAATCCAGAGACTAGAAAATTTTACTCTAATCTTACTCTGGTAGCTGGTGTAGTGCCTCTGGTACTTACAGCAGTAGCTGGACTAGCTAAAGTAGCATCTATAGCTGCTGGTGGTAAATAGCGCAGTCAAACCTATGGCGAGACTAGCTAAACAATCTAAAGAGGCTAGAGCTGCTGCTGACGAGGCTTTTGGTAAGCCAGTAGAAATTGGTGTAGGTGGTTTACCTTTTGGGCGTGATGATAAAGTCACTATGCCACAGATCAGAGAAGCAGATGACAGCCCAATGGTAGCTGCTGCAAATGCTCAGGCTGCTGCTATAGATGAGATGTTAGCATCAGACAGTAAACTGACCTATGCGCTAGCTACTGGAGAGGCATCACAGAAGTCATTTGCTAATCATGTAAGAAACACATCTAACACATTTAGAGAGTTAAAGGAGACTACTGAGGAGGCTAAAGAGGAATTTGATCAGCTTAGCTCTATATTATCTGAGGCAGCTGCTGGAGCGCTGACTGGTTTAGGAGAGGCTCTGGGTAATGCAATGTCTGGAATAGGAGGTCTAGCTGGTAATATGGGTGAAGTGCTAGGAGGCGCTTTCTCACAGTTACTGATCGATGTGGGTAAGGCTGCTATCAAAATTGGTGCTGCTATTGCTGGTATTAAGAAAGCTCTAGAGAGTTTAAATCCAGCTGTAGCTATTGCTGCTGGTGTGGCTTTAGTAGGTCTAGGGACATACTTTAAAAACAGGATGCAGAAATCATCTGAGGGTATTAAGGCTTTCGCTAATGGTGGTATCATCTCTGGGCCTACTCTGGGACTTATGGGTGAGTATGCTGGAGCAAAATCTAATCCAGAAGTAGTAGCTCCTCTGGATCGCCTTAAAAATCTAATGGGTAACTCTGGATCTAATGTCAATGTGGCTGGAGAGTTTAGAGTACAAGGTCAGGATCTAGTAGTGGCACTAGAAAGAGCAAATAAGCAAAGAAACAATTTCCTATAATATGGCGAATGGGGGACTAATTTATAATCTGAATTTTTCAGATGTACATCCATCTGGATCATCGACTACTACCAGAAAGCATAGGCTATCAATTTATAAGCTAAATCATACGCCTACTATCACCTATGATGATAATAATATAATAGGAGATAATGAGCCAGCTGTACTGATCTGGGATAATACAGATGATATCTATAATAACATTATGGCATCCAGATTAGAGATTAATTTGATCGATAATGGCAGCTCTAGTGTAGTGGATGTAGATGATATATTATCAGCTAATGCAAATAATGTATTTGAAGCTGAGCTATTTGTCCAGAATGGTGTAGACGAAAATGAAGATCCTATCATGGAGCTGTACTGGAGAGGATTTTTATCTAATGCAGAATACAAAGAAAACATTTCTAGCACTCCTCAAAAGTATCAGCTCATAGCTACAGATCTGCTGACTACACTTAAAAACATTACTACAGTAGATGGCACTGCTATCGTATCTCCAAAGGCTACCAGTATTAAATATCTGGCGAATATCTTAGGATTTTTACCTTATGGGATGGGATTTAAAGTAAATCAGCCTATAGAGATCTTAGATTACAGATTTGGATTTACGCCTACTGGAGACTGGGAGTACTTACACAAGATCCAGCATGCATTTACTTATACTGGTGGCTTTGACCTAATTGCTGATAATGCTTATGACTATTTAATTAATACATTAAAGGCGTTTAATTCTCGACTTTTCTATGCAGCTGGTAAGTGGTACATGATCCCTAATGCACTCTATACTGATAAGGCTACAGATGATGCTATTTTAGACGAGACGATCAGCTCTGGGTACAGTAATTATGAGAATCAAAGTTTAATAGATACAGGTGAGTCTGAAGTAGTATTTGAGGAGTACACTAGCGCTGGTGTTTATGAGGCTAGTGAGACAGTTAATATCTTAAAGATCGTACCTACTCAATTTAAGGCGCTAAAAGACGATCTATCTCTTAGATATGAAACGCCAGTAGATCGAGTGAGTGTAAATGTCAAGGTCAATAAATACACGCCTACATTTAGAGATCTAGGGGAGCTGGAGATCTTTGCAAATAATCTAAATAATGATCCATCTTTTGAGCTTAAAATCAATGGCGTACTTTTCAATAATACCTATTATAGCGACTATATTAATTTAGCTGCTGAGTTTACAGACTACATTAATCAGTCCAGAGTACTGTCTGGTAACTACTCGATCAAAACACAGTCATGGATCACTTTTGGAACTCCATCACTGGCTACAGATAAAATCTATGACTCTGGCTTTGCTGGAGATCTACAGTACTATCTGGTAGATAATAGCTATCTGAGCATTAACTTCTATCATAAATCTGATGATGTTTCTGATACCTCAGATATTACACTGTACTATGCGCTAATGCGAGAGTATGATCAAGGATCTGGAGCTGTTACACAGTACTGGTCAGGATCTGCATGGGTGACTTATACAAATGAGTCAAGCGTGACAGTACACTCTGAGACCTTTACTGGATCAGAAAATAACCAGTGGCAAACGCTGACTAAAACAATAGCAGCTCCATCAGATACCTCTGGAGATGTATCGCTTAAAAAACAGCGCTATAGAATCGTAATACTTAGACCAAAGATCACTAATGCACAGTCTAATAGTGTATTTTTCATTGATAGAGTAGTACTGGATCGATATGCTACACAAGGTCAAACTGATGTAGATCGTAATACAGTACACAGTGTGATAGGTAAGAACAGAAAAAACTCTACAAAATCAATAGAATTTTTTGCTCCTTTCTATACTGCTGTTTTTGGATTTACTGGACTGCAACACAGAACGCCTAGAATGGTAGACACTTCTGGTACTGGATTTGATTATCACTCAATCAATAACATACATGCACAGTCTATTTTAAATGACAATAGAACGCATTTAAAGAGATACTCTCTGAGCTGTAAGATGCTCGATGGTGTCACTAATCTGATCTATCCTTATCATAAGATCTGGATCAATTTTACTAACTACCAGACTAAGGTAGGAGGTATGATCGACAGACTTAAATACAGCGCTAAATCTGGTGTATATGATATCGAGTTTCATTTGCCTAATCAGGATGATAATGTAACTATGAAAGTGGTCAAAGAGGGTGACTTTGATCTGCTACCTTAAATAATACTTTGCTTTCCCTTGTTTGCTACCTCTCTCTGACTAGAATTTTCTGGCTGGGGAGAGGTTTTTGTACTTGTAAAATCGTGATATTTTAGTTAGTTTTACAAAAAATGTAAAAAATGACAGAATTTGAATTTAGGTTTGTCAATGAGTGCAAGCGCTTAGACCTGAAAAGATCAGATGTGGCTGAGGCTCTAGGAGTCACTGTCCAAACATTAAAAAGAAAACTAGATAATCCAGATAAGATGACTCTGGGAGATCTAAAAGTTTTCGATGAGTTAGGCTTTAATTTAAACCAGATAGCACTATGAAAAAAATCCAGATCAAGGGTAAAGACTACATCACAGTGAATGAGCGTTTGATTCATTTTCGCACTGATGCAGCTTTTAAAAATTGGACTATTGAGGAGACTCTAGTCAAAGTAGATAATGATGAGGGGATCTTTAAGATCTCGATCAAAAATCCAGAGGGTACAGTGATGGCCTCTGCTCATGCTCATGAGAAGCGAGACAGCTCTCATATTAATCAGACGAGTTTTTTAGAGAATGGATTTACCTCTGCACTAGGGCGAGCTTTAGGCTACTTAGGCATAGGGATCGATACCTCTATAGCAAGCGCTGAGGAGGTAGCTAATGCCATGCATCAGCAGAAAAATGATCAATGGCTTACTGAGGCACAGCTCCAGAAAGTACTAAAAGGAACTAAGGAACAGGCTCAAAAGGTGCTGAGCATGTATAAAATGAAGCGCCAATATCGTGAAGTAATCACATCTAAATTTAATTTTTAAATCATGCAACAAGAGAAAATTTTTCCAGAGGGAGTATCAGTAGATGTACCTCAAAATGGCCCAGACTTTGTAATCGCAAAAATGGGATTTAACGCTGAGCTGTTTAGCGCATTTTTAGCTAAGCACAAAAACTACAGAGGATGGATCAATGTAGACATCCTAAGAGGTAAATCTGGCAAGCCTTATGCTGTGCTTAACACATGGAAGCCAGACAATGCTAAGACACAGGATAATCCATATCCAAAGGCAGCTCCTTTATCTACAGCTGAGGTAGCTAGTGACACTACTATAGATGATAACGATTTACCTTTCTAGATTATGATAGCCAAAAAAGACTCAAACAGTGAATATCACAGCCATCCAGCTGTTAGCTCTAGTACTTTTAAACAGATCTATTTAAAGAGCGTGTATCACGCTGTAAATAAGTCATGGAAAGCTACTGATGCTATGAATCTGGGTACAGCTGTGCATACGATGATCCTAGAGCCAGAGGAGTTTAATGATCAGATCTATGTGATGCCTAAGATCGACAGGCGTACTAAAGCTGGGAAAGAGGAGTACCAGAACTGTCTACTTAAGTCACAAGGTAAGGTCATGATCACTCCAGAGCAAATGGATATAGTTAAAGCAGTCACTCATAATGCGCTAGGTGATGATAAGGTACTGGATTTATTAAAGGGTGAGAGAGAGATCTCTTTTTACTCTGAAATTCATGGCGTACCTATCAAAGCCAGACCAGATGTGTATAATGAAAGTAATGGCATGATCGCAGATGTTAAGACCTGTCAAAATAATAGTCCCTTAGCATTTAGATCAGAAGTTAAAAAGTATGCCTATCATTTACAGGCTGTTTTTTATTGTAAAGTATTGGGTATAGATCCTCTAAATTGGCGATTTATTGCAGTAGAGACTAATGCTCCTTATACTTGTCAAGTGTATGCTCTAAATAATGATCAGATAGAAGCTGGTGAGCGAGCTTTTTGGCTTGCATTTAATGACTGGAAGTTTTATCTAGATACTGGTGTAGCATCTGGCTATAATGGCTATGACACTACAGCAGATGGAGCGATAATTTTATAAGTGTATGTCTGGAGGTTTCCATAAGTATTTAAGCAAAGAGGATAAGCTACAGAGAGAGGTAATAGTCTATCTACAGCTACAATATCCACAAGCGCTCGCTATTCATGTGCCAAACGAGGGAAAGCGTACTCCTTTCGAGCGTTTTAAATTTAAGTACTTAGGAGGCCTCTCTGGCGTACCAGATATCATGATATTTAACTCAAACCAAAAATTTCATGGCTTAGCCATCGAGCTGAAAGTAGGGTACAATAAGCCAACTGCAAACCAAAAGCAGTTTTTGCAAGACCTTACTGATCTGGGATGGTGTGCTGTGTGGATTAACTCATTTGAAAAAGCACAAGACCTAATCGATAATTACTTTAACAATGAGCTATAGCAAATACACAAAAGTCTACTACAGCGAAATCGATGACAAAGTATGGCGCACTAATTCTACTATGGATGATAATCCTAGATTTATCTACTATGGTAAAATGACTCGTGTAGAATTTGATCTACTAGTGGAGTGCCTGTTTACGATCTTTGGAGAGGATAAGATCCCAGCTAAAGATTTTAAAAAGGTATTTGATGAGATCAGTGAATTTTGTCAGGAGATTAAGTCCATGATCGAATAACCTAAAAACATGGATAGAAACTATTGGGCTTTCATACCAGCTGATGTTAGGTATGATGATCGCCTGTCCCCTAATGCTAAATTATTTTATGCTGAGATCACAGCTCTGACCAATCAGGAGGGATTTTGCTGGGCCTCTAATGAATATTTTTCTAATATCTATAAGGTAAGTCCAAAGACGATCTCAAGATGGATCTCAGAGCTTAAAAACGCCTCACACATAAAGGTAGATTATAAGTATGATGATAAGCGTGTATCTGGTAGATTTATTACTGTAAAAGGGGTAGACAAAAATGTCCATAGGGGTGGACAAAAATGTCTAGGGGGGGTAGACAAAAATGTCCCAGTATATAATACTAGTAGTACTACTAATAATAAAGGTGAATATATAGTGCCTGAAAAACTGAAAGAAGCCTATAAGCATATTTTACCTCTTTTCCCTGATCGATATAAACCAAAAGACAAAAAGACTCATTTGATATGGATAAAGGAACTAGAGAAGTTAGATAAAAATTATGGGTACTCTCCTCGACATGTGTATGTGATCTTATCTAAGGCGTTTAAAGATCCTTTTTGGTCTAAAAACTTAAGATCACTTAGAAAGCTTACACAGCTCAATAAGGAGGGAATCAGATTCATTGACATATTCGCAGAGACTTTAGCTCCAGATATCGACAAATATGAGTTTAGATCCAAAGATTAAGGCGAAACAAGATCAAGATCTGATCATAGGCAAGGAGTATGAGAAACGCTTTGCTCAGAAACTAGGAGGCGAGATCATCTGGGCAACTAAAGAACAGGATATCTATGAACACTGGGATCTAGAGCATGAGGGGATTAAATACGATGTAAAAGGCCCTAAAGGAGACTACAACTGGATCGAGTTTCAGAATGTAGTAGGTAAAAAAGGCTGGATCTATGGCGAAGCTGATGCTATTGCTTTTTATATTTATGATCTCTGGGTGATCGTAGATCGCTTAGATCTGCTTGAATGGTGTCGCATTAAGATCCCAAACATACCAGCAGTACATGAGGTGTCCTTATACACGCCTCGTAGACGAAATAAACGAAAAGACATCGCTGTGATGGTGAAGCACAGTGACCTAATTAACCTAAGTAAAAGAATATTAACATGACTGAATTATTTACAGAGCTGGGCATTGATATTAAATCCAATGCTATCGAACAAAAAACCACATGCCCTAAATGCTCACACACTCGTAAAAACAAAAAAGATAAATGCCTATCAGTTAATCTGGATAAAGGCGTATACAACTGTCACAACTGTGGCTGGTCTGGTAATGTCAAGCTAAAGCCTAAAGAGGAGTATATCATACCAGATGCTCATGGTGTAGAGTTATCTGATCGTACACTGGCGTATTTTAAAAAGAGAGGGATCTCTGAGGCTACTGTAGCTAATTGGGGGATCACTGAGTCAGTAGAGTGGTTTCCACAGGTAGAGAAAAAGAGAAAGGCGATCAATTTTAACTACTACAGAGATGGTCAGCTGGTCAATGTCAAATACAGAGATGCAGAGAAAAACTTTAAAATGGTCTCTGGAGCTGAGCTGATCTTTTATGGCATTGATAATATCAAAGACTCAAAGTACTGCTATATAGTGGAGGGAGAGATGGATGCACTGTCACTACATGAGGCTGGGATCTATTCAGTAGTATCTGTACCTAATGGCGCATCTAAAGGAAATCAGAATCTAAAGTATTTAGACAACTGCTGGAGGTACTTTTCTGAGATGGATGAGGTGATCTTATTCACTGATAATGATGAGGCTGGAATGTCCTTAAGAAATGAGCTAGCTAGGCGTTTAGGTAGACATCGATGTAAATATGTCGAAATAAGCGATTTTAAGGATGCTAATGATCTTTTAAGTAGTCAAGGCCCAGAGGCACTAAGAAAGTGTCTTAAAGAGGCTAAAAACTTCCCTATTGAGGGTGTATTGAATATAAATGATATCTGGTCTAGTGTCCTTAACTATTCTGAGCATGGTATTAAAAATTACTCACTAGGACTAGCAGAGAGTGATGACTTCTTTAAAATAGCTCTGGGAGAGTGGACAGTAGTCACAGGTATACCAAACTCTGGTAAGTCAGATGTGATCGATCAGATAGCAGTCAATATGGCTACAATGCATGACTTTAAAACTGCTTTTTTTGCTCCAGAGTCTTTCCCTTTTGAGGGACATATAAAGCGTATCGCTAACAAGCTCAATGAGACAGACTGTAGTGTAGATCATCTGAACAGATCTAAAGCCTTTATAGAGGATCATTTTCATTTTGTCAAAATAGATCTAGAGAACCTAACACTCAAGGCGATACTAAATAAGTTTAGAGAGCTGGTACTCCAGAAAGGAATTAATATCTGTGTCATTGATCCATACAATATGCTCGATCACTCAGCACAGCGAGATCTTAACTATGTGTCAAAGATCCTATCTGAGATCACTCAGTTTGTCCAGCAGACTAATACTCATCTTTTTCTTATAGCGCATCCCAGAAAGATGGAGCTAAATAACCAGAATGAATTTAAAGTACCTACTCCATACGATATCTCTGGATCATCTGACTTTTTTAATAAATCCTATGGATGTCTTACTGTATACAGAGAGCTAGGTCATAAAACCAAGTATGGATCTGATGCAGTTACTGTCCATGTCCAGAAAGTAAAGCGCAAAGAGAATGGTAAACAGGGAAAGTTTGCAATAGCTCCAGATTTTAATTCTGGTGGTGCATATAAACATATCGATGGATCTAAAGGCTTTACAGTAGTCACAGATGTACCTTTTTAATATGAAAGCTCCTAAAAAAAGAAAGATGCCTAGAGTCACAGATAAACACTATGAGGCTATGGCGTGGTGTTTTAAAAATGGCATACACATCCTAGAGTTTCCTACAGATCCAATACCACAGTCTGATATCACATTAAAGCTCAGAGTAAATGGTAGGATCATCAGAGAGGGCGATGAGATCATCAAATGGTCAGAAGCTCCTCAAAAGATCTGGGACTATTATCTGCACATATATGAAAGGAATGTAGATATTTAGTATATTTGTAAAAAAGCTAAACATGGGATCAATTCAATTACAAGGCAGACAACTATTAACCTACTGGTATAACACTGGACAGATCAGTCTAAATGAATGGACTTCAGTAATGAACAGACTACTATTTTATAGGTCATCAGAGTACAGATTAGAGCTAAAAGATGGTGAAATAATTATCTATTTCAAGAATAAATAGTATATTTGATCAACTTCATCGTTTTTTTCATAATTCATTTGAGTTAGTTATTTTGGTTAATCGTTAGAGGGCAGCTTAGGCTGCTCTTTTTCGTTTTAATACCTTTGTAACATGAAACAGATGGAACAGACTAAAAAAGATGTACTAAAAGCTCTGGAGAGATCTCTGGGGGTAGTTTCAACTGCATGTAAGAAAGCAAACATAGGGCGTACTACTTTCTATCGATGGATTCAAGATGATCCAGAATTTAAAGCTGCTGTAGACGATATATCAGAGATGGCTGTAGACACTGTAGAGTCTAAGCTATTTGATCTGATCACAAAGCAAGAGAATGTCACAGCTACAATATTCTACCTAAAGACTAAAGGGAAGTCTAGAGGGTATGTAGAAAAGCAAGAGATAGATCTAGGTGGAGGCGTTACCTCAACTCTAGTAGAATGGAAACCAGCAGAAAACGAGTAGAGCAGCTCTGTAATAGGCAGTTTTACGATCTTATCAAATCAGATGCTAGGATCAGAGTCCATCAGGGTGGTACTCGATCTGGCAAGACTTATGCTATCATACAGTATTTATGCTATGTACTGTCTACAGCTACAGAGCCTCTGGTGATCTCCATAGTCAGAAAGACATTGCCATCACTTAAAGGATCAGTACTCAGAGACTTTCTAAAGATCACTCAGGAGATAGGTATCTATCAGCTGGGTACTTATAACAAATCCAGTCAGGAGTTTTACTATAATGGCCATGTGGTAGAGTTTACCTCTATCGATGATCCAGCTAAGATCAGAGGTAGGAAAAGAAACATCGCTTTTCTTAATGAGGCGAATGAGTTTCATTTAGAGGACTTTCGCCAGATCAATATGCGTACTACAGACTATGTGATCATAGACTTTAATCCATCAGAGCCTGTACACTGGCTATACAGTGAGGTGATAGATCGTGATGACTGTGATACATGGATCACTACCTACAATGACAATAAGTTTCTATCTAAAGAGCTGATCTTTGAGATCGAGAGAATGAAAGAGAGAGATCCTGACTATTGGCGAGTCTATGGTGAGGGACAGAGAGCTGTGTTTAGCCAGAGACAGATCTTTGGTAACTGGTCATTTATACCAGAGGCTGAGTTTCCAGAGTTTGATGATCCAGTGATAGGGCTTGACTTTGGGTACAGTATAGATCCATCAGCTGCTGTCCTAGTACAAAAGCATGGCGATAAGCTCTATATAAAGGAGCTGCTCTATAAGAAAGGTCTGACAAACTATGATCTCCAGAAGTTTTTTAGTGATCAGGGACTGGATCAGGTGCTGATCTTTGCAGATAGCGCTGAACCTAAATCTATTGAGGAGCTAAAACAATTAGGCTGCTGGATCAAGCCAGCTACAAAAGGTACTGGATCTATTAATGCTGGGATCTCACTGCTTAAGGAGTTTGATGTAGTAGTCTCAAAGGAAAGCACTAACCTATATACAGAATACCTCAACTACTACTGGACAGAGCTTAAGGATGGAACGATAGTAAATAAGCCAGTAGATAAGTTTAATCACTTAATGGATGCTCTAAGATACGCCACATACAGTCAGTACTCTCAGCGCATCGACTTCTTTGTAATTTAAATAGTACTTTTGTATGTAAATAATTATTTTGTATGGCCTCAATATTGGATAGACTAAAAGGTCTAGTCTCTAAAAATAATCAGTCTACTCACGAGAATTTTAACAGGGCGATCTATAACTATCTAGGTGACACACTAGTGTGGAATCCAGAGAATGACGATACCTACATTAATAAAGGCTATCGCTATAATGCTACTGTCTACTCTATCATTAATCTGATCACTAAGTCTGCTGCTGTGATCCCTTTCTCTGTTTATGAGGTCAAGTCAGAGAATGAACTCAAGCGCTACAAGGCGATGACTTCTGGGTCATACAATGACACAGTGATGCACAAGTCAGGTCTAATGAGAAAGTCTGCTCTGATCGAGCTAGACGATACTGAGCTACATGAGCTACTTAGTAGACCTAATCCAGCACAGTCTTATAACAGCTGGATTCAGGAGGTGATCGCCTTTGGTAAATTAACTGGTAACAGATATGTCTATGGTATTGGCCCAGACACTGGAGCTAATAAGAATAAGTATAATGAGCTTTATGTTTTGCCATCACAGAATATCGAGATCCACAGTGGTGGGATCATGCAGCCAGTGAAAGAGTACACACTGAGCTATAATGGTACATATCGCATCCCAGCTGACTGTATCATGCACATCAAAGACTTTAATCCTTACTATGATGGTACAGGATCTCACTTATATGGTATGTCTCCTTTAAAGGCTGGTCTGAGAGTACTACAGACTAATAATGAAGCTGTGGTCACTGGAATGAAATATCTCCAGAATCAAAGCGCCAGAGGGATCTTAATGTCTGAGGAGGGTGATATCAATGAGATGCAAGCTAAGCAGCTCAAGCAGAAATTCAAGGAGCAGTACCAGAATGAGAACGCTAGAGGGGATGTGATGATCACTCCTAAAAAACTAAGCTGGATCAACTTTGGACTGTCTGCTGCTGATCTATCACTGATCGAACAGTATAACGCCTCAGTTAAGGATTTGGCTAACATCTATCAAGTACCAGTACAATTACTTAATAACACTGACTCATCTAGCTACAATAACATGAAAGAGGCTAAGAAAGCACTCTATCAAAATGCTATCATCCCAGAGCTAGTAAAGATCAGAGAGGAGCTAAACAGATGGCTTACTCCTAAGTATGGCGAGAAGCTCTATATAGACTTTGACTTCTCTGTGATCCCAGAGCTACAGGAGGAGATGGATAAGGTAGTAGGTCAGATGTCTCAGGCATGGTGGCTAACTCCTAACGAGAAGCGTGAGGCGATGTCTTATGGTATGGATGATGACACAGCATTAATGAATGATTACTATGTGCCATCGTCATTGATACCTTTAGCTAATGAGCCAGATCTATCTGATGAGTTATTACTAGCTGGATCTAAAAGACCAGAGCCAGTAGAAGCTCCAGAGCCAGAAGATGATCCAGATGATGAGGTAACAAAAGCACAGTCCTATTCAGACTATCCTCAAGGCGCTACTAATAACGCCAGACGAATGTTAGAATGGAGAGAGAAGTATGGTAGAGATGTGGTACAAGGTGGTACTAGAGTAGGCTGGGAAAGAGCTAATCAGTTAGCTAATCGTGAGGCGCTATCTCTGGACACAGTAAAACGCATCCATAGCTTTCTAAGCAGACACAAGGATAACGCAGCTATTGATCCAGAATATCAAGACGAGCCATACAGAGATAAAGGCTATGTAGCTTATAATCTCTGGGGTGGTAAAGCTATGGTAGCATGGGCAAAGAAGATAGCAGAAAATGACTAAATATGCCTCTACCAACTCCAAGAGCAAACGAGAATAGAGAGGACTTTGTAGATCGCTGTGTAGCTAATATCGATATGATACTGGAGTTTCCAGAAGCTGATCAGCGTATGGCAATCTGTTATAATCTATATGAGGCTACCAGAAAGGCTCAGGCTACAGCAGCTCCTAAGATCAATAAAGCAGAATACATCAGAGAGGCTAATCGCCAGCTCAAGCTAGCAGAGACAGAGCAGTACCTTAAATTCTACAATTACTTCAAGGGTGAATACTTCAAAGGCGCTGATCGTTTCTTACAGACCAGATCATTACCAGAGACTGTAGATCTATTTAAAGAGTCTGATATAGCTAAGCTGTATGAGGATCTGTATGTAGAGGTAGGTCTTAGGTTTCTAAGATGGTATCAAAAGAATTTCCAGAAGTTTACTCAGAAAGACATGGATGAGCCTATCTATGTGGATCGCTTTGCTAGGCGAGCTAAAAAAGTAGCTGGAGACAAGGTCACTCTGGTATCAGGAGCTAGAAAGAAAGATCTCCAGAAGTTTCTAAAGCAGCAGATGAGTAATCCAGAATTTATGGCTATGAATGAGCGCCAAGCTCAGAGAGTACTTAGATCTAAATTCAGTGGGTACTCAAAATCACAAGCTGAGAGACTAATAAGGACAGAATCTAATGGCGCTGGTAATTACGCCAGTCAGGAGGCAGCTCGTGAGATGTTTGATGGTAATGTCTACAAAGAATGGATCACAGCTAAGGATGCTAGAGTAAGGGATGCTCACGCTGCAATGGAGGGAGTAGATGGTCAGGTAGTTAAGATCGATGAGCAATTCTGGGTAGGTGGTGAGTATCTGGATCATCCTAGTGATCTGGCAAATTCTAGTAAACCAGCTAATGTGATCAACTGTAGATGTCAAGCTGTATACTATCCAGAGGACACACTTATAGATCTGGATGATATGGTATCTCAGGGTACTGCACTGGCAGCAGAAGCTGTAGCTAGTAAAGGGCCTAAGACTTATACTACCACAGACAGAAAAGAGATATCAAGGATATTTAAAGAGGAGTATGATATAGATGCTGATTTTTCTGGTTTAGATCCTAGAATTGCTAGGCAGTACCTCAATATATATGCTCAAATGAAAAATGACTTTCCAGAGATAGATATGGGTGGTGTTTTTAGTCAGAAAGCATTTAAAGCTCGTTTAAAGCAGAATATCAAAGATGCTGTCATGAGTAATCCACAGATCGCTGCTAGATATCCTCAAGATCTAAAAGATACAATCGTGACTAAGCTTTATAATATGACTATGAAAAATCTTGATCTAAGAGGGTCAGGAGCAGAAGCTACTAATGCTTTTGCATGGAAAGGAAAGATAGATAAATGGACAATAGGTGAGATAGAGCTGGAGGTAGATCATACTAATCTAAATGGGATCACACACTGGAGTATGGATGGATATGAATTACAAGAAGCCAAAAAGCTCAGGAGTTATGATGTAGGCTGGGCCTCTGGATATGGTGATGGCGCATCCCAAACTATCTATCATGAATTTGGTCACATTATAGATTTTAGTAAAAATAATTTCAATGCTACTAAAGAATTAGATGCTCTAGTTAGTAAATATCACTTTGGAGGCAATACATGGGACTATAGTAGTCTAGAGAGAGATCTATCAGAGTATGCTGCTCATTATGGTAAAGTAGAGAGAGATTTTAGAACTATGAGAATGGAGATCATAGCAGAGGCAGTAGGTGAGGTATACTCTATGGGAGATAAGGCTAGACCTTTAGCTAGATCAATAGTGGAAGCTCTAAAAAAGTATAAAAAGTCTCAGCAGATCGATATCACTCATGAGTCAGATCCAGATGACTACTTCATAGCTCCACCACAGCTCAATAATAAATCTGATTATTTTTAATTATCTATTTTTGTAACATGAATACAATTCTATATAAGAGTACACAATTAGGCGAGCTAATCGATGCAGACGAAAAGTTTGGAATCGTTAAAGGTTATGGCTCAGTGTTTGGTAACATGGACTCTGATGGAGACATTATCACCAGAGGCGCATATAAAAAGACTATCGCTGAGAATGGCAGCAGAGTTAAGCTAGCTAAGCTCTTAAGAAAAGGAGATATCTCAGATGAGATGGGTTATGCCATCGAAGCTGAAATCTATAAGTTAAAGTCTTTATTCATGCAAGTATCTACTCAGCCAACTGACATGGAGGTTACTGAGCCAGAAGTAGTGAAGCCAGACTCTAGCGAGATCTATAAACATATTTTACAATCTTTAAAATCACACTAATCGTGGAAAATTTAAACGAAATTAAAGGACAGATCTCTGAGGTGTTAGATGCTAAAATTGAGAAAGCATTTAATCAAGCTCAAGAGAACGCTAAAGGACAGGTAGATTCTGTACTTAAAGGCGAAATCAAAAATCTTACTGATCAAGTAGTAGGAATGAATGAAAGACTAGACAGTGCTGAGGTAGCTGCTAAAAAAGCTGCTGCTGGAGCTGAGCCTAAGTCTTTTAAAGGATCTTTACTAAAAGCTCTTAAAGAGGGTGCAGTAGAGGGACTAGTTAAAGGTGACTCAAACGCTGCTCGTTTTGAGATCAAAGCTGGAGACATGACAATGGCTAACTCTTTTACTGGAGTAGTAGCTGCTGAGCAAGTGATCTCTGATATCAAATTTGATCCATCACGCAGAGTACATATTCGCCAATTGATCCCTAATGGATCTACTGATGCTCAAACTATTCGCTATCCAAAAGAGTCTGCATACGATGATGGCGCTGCTGCTGCTGCTCAAGGTGCAACTTTAGGACAGTCTGATTTTGATTTGACTGCTAGCTCTGTAAACATGGAGAAGATAGGTACATTTATGAGAATCACTGAGGAGATGCTAAATGATACTCCACAGCTATTATCATACCTATCAGCTCGTGTACCAGAGAAGATTTTATCTCTAGAGGACACTCAGATCTTAAATGGTGATGGATCTGCTCCTAACCTAGATGGTCTATTCACTGATGGATCAGCTTTTGCTGCTGGTGGATTTGCTAACGCTATCGAGTCTGCTAACGAGTATGATGTACTAGTAGTAGCTCTTAACCAATTAGCACTAGCTAACTACAGCGCTGACACTATCCTAGTAAATCCTACAGATCTACATAAGATCGCTTTACTTAAGTCTACTGCTAATGAGTACCTAAGACAGCAGATCTATTCAGGTTTACAGCCTAATATCATGGGCGTAAATGTTACAGCTAGCACTGCTGTATCAGCTGGATCTTTCTTAGTAGGTAACTTAGCTCAGGCTACTCAGCTTTGGATTCGTGAGAATCTAGCTGTCGAGTTTTCTCGTGAGGATTCTACAAATTTCAGAGATGGATTTGTTACAGTAAAAGCTAGCGAAAGAGTAGCTCTTACAAATTACTTACCTAACGCTATCGTACAAGGTACTTTCTCAGTAGCTAAAGCTGCTTTAGAGACTGCCTAATACATAATTAGCTAATACAAGAAAGAGGCCTCTGTAGGGCCTCTTTTTTATTTGTAGTGGTTTGGATCAGAAATTGATCCCCAGCCTAAGACTCATGAGTCTCTTAGCATCGTAGATCTCCAGCTTATCGTCAGCTCACAGATCGCACAGGCGTGTAGTGCAGCAGGGCCATAATTCTGAAAGCTTTGGATAAAGCGTGTGCTACAGTAGAGATCAAAGGTATCTCCAGCGTTATTGAATTTAATGACTACTCTTTCCATCTTAGTGTACAAATGTTCTATAATTCATAGCTTTAGCATCCTCAATGTAGCGAGCTGATAAAGTCTTAGATGCAGCTCTCTGAGTCTCGATCCAATAGATAGTCTCATCAGATGGACACTCCTCAATTTTCTGAGAGGCTTTAGATACCAGCCTTTCTAACTGCTCAGTTTCTAGCTCATCAAACATAGGTACTAACCAGAGTAGTTTTTTGACTTGTTCGCTGGTCATTTGTGGTAAATTCTGTGACATAGTAATAAGGTTAAAGTGAAAAGGCCTCTTTCGAGGCCCTAATTGATTTATATAATATCTAGTCTTTTGTTAGCGTATCTAAGCAGATCAGCATAGGTATTGACTTCTGCATTGTATGCCTCTCTCATTGATCTATACTTGTTAGCCATAGCAGAGTAAAAAGTCATATCGTTACTAAATCTAACTTTTAAATTTTCTAGTTTTTTAGGATCTGTGATCTGATCCATCTTTTGTCTCCAGTCAGCTGAGTGCTTTTTCAATGCATCTAGGTGAGTTTGTAGGTCTTTTGCAGTCATAATGTGATAATTTAATTAGTAATTATTTGATTAATATACTGCAATATACAATTTATTTACAAATACACAAAATATTTACATATTGTAGATTAGAGATATTTTTATATACCTTTGAGAAACTTCTAATTTAAATGATATGATTAACAATTATGACCAGTGGCTGTCCAGAGAGACTGAGCGCCACATGAAA